GAGAGTAAGCCCGCCAGAGACAACACAATTGTTTTCAGGACGGAAGGATTGGAGGTCTTGCCACACTGGAAGATCTACTCCAAAGTCAACGGTGGTGGCAGCAGTTGGCTTCCAGACGACGCTGGGTCCAACAAAGAGCTGTTGCTCACCGGGATCGACGGTGTAGTTCTGCTTGACGGTGACGGCACCAACAAGTGCATCGCCCCAAACAGGAACCGAGAGATCCGTACGCATGAAGATGATGTCTGCATCAGTCTGACCACCGAGGTACGGATTGAATGCAGGACCACCGACAAACTTGTACTCGAAGGTTTGAGTGAAGTCAAAATCAGACTTCGCAATTTCATCGAGACCGAAAACAAACCCGACAAACGGGTTCACATTTGCAGAACCGAGTTCACCACCAGCAGTGGGAATTTCGGCTCCGCCATTCACATCGAGCCAAACGGCACCAAAATCGGTAGCCTCTTGAACAACGCGAACAGAAGCACCGAGACGAAGATCACCAAGACCAGTGGTATTGGTAAGATTATCGTCTCCGTACACAGGGAGTTCGGCAAAAAGAACGAGTCCCTGAGCCAGTCCATGAACTTCGAGTTCAGGAACGATGGCAAGGATCGACCCGCCGTTTCCCTTGAAGTTGTACAGTGATGCCTCAGCACCAAAGTCCAACTTCAGATCGCCCAGAGCGGGCTTCGCTGCCGGGGCGGGATCACCCGCCAAAGCCACCGAAGTTGCCAATCCAGACAATACAGTTGCAAACTTCTTCATAAAATCTCCATTTCTCCCCCACACCATGTGGGGGTTAGTTTATAAGTATACCAAGTTAAAAGCACTCTGTCAACTGTGATTACTGGGTTTTTCCGTAATAGTCATTAATAAGTATTTTCAAATCATCAACTCCTACTATTCCATCTCTGTTCAAATCATAAGTAGCACCAGTAAGTTCTTTATTCCATTCATCGACTAACATTTTTACATCTGCTTTATCGACTATATCATTATTGTTAAAGTCTCCGGGTAAAGGAATATTTCTATAATCATCTACTGTGATTCCGTGCCAATACTTAATTCCTGGAATAGTATCCCAATTTATCAATGCTGCTTGACCAGCACGATCATTTGGTCTGTTGTAGAATTTATTAAAGACTGCTGCTTCCCATGGAACATATCCTAAGTAATGGCGATCTGTACTATAACTTACCCATTCGTATGGACTGTCACCTATTATTCTATCCACATATTCATGAGTCAAAACAGAACCTTTATCTGAATCTGGATTTGTTCCTTTTGTTCTCTCAATATATTTCATCCAACCGTATAGAGGTGTAACCAAATTTTCAGCTATTGGTGCATATGTTGTGGTCGGAGAAAGATTTGCATCTGCCATACCTTTAAAACGAGTTGGACCTATTAGATAGAAAATTTCACCAACATTTCTCTCTATAAAGCTTATCATTTCAAATGTGGTTGTCGTATCAGGCTGTCCGTGTTGCCATGGTCTATCTAAAATAAATCCATATCCTGTGGCATTCGTTTGATTGTCTGCTATGGAATTTCTAAAGTCACCCCAAGATTTTATAATCCTGTATAAGGTATCTCCGGCTCCCGGACCAGAAATTACTTTGATGTAGGAATACCAGAAAGTTGGTGCTTTTCCATCATGTGATGCAGTCCATTGTTTATTTAAATCTGGTGGAACCGTATTCCATTGAATTTTTGCAAAATTTCCTCTGAAAGACAGACTTGACTTAAATGTACTGATCAATCCAAATTCGGTATTTTCATTTGTTTGTTGTAAGTTTGCACCTGCCCCAGAAAAAGTTCTTCTGTGAGTTCTTCCCAAAGTTCTATAATCTAAAATACTTCCAACTTTGTCTTTTACTTTGTAGTAACATTGTGCTTCCAGTGCAGTCTGCAGTGCCAACCATCTTTTCTTTGCAGTAAGTCCTTCTGCTCCTTCTACATACGGATCACCGTAAAGGTCAATCATATTTTGAGTTTTTTCATTTACTGTTAATTGATCCTCCGACTCACCATCTTCATCTTCTAACTCTGCTCCCGCCCCTCTTTCATTTAAATATGCTGTTGTTCTTATAGTGTCTTTAAGCATTTCTGATTCTGGTGCTTTCATGTCAGGTACGCCCAAGAAGTATCCTGCAATAATTGACCAAGGACGAGCGGAACATGGTTTTTGTCCTGCACCACTTGATGTAGATGCAAATGATTTTATAGAACCAAATGCATCTATACCATATTGTACTATGACTTTCAGATTTTCTAATCTTTGTGCATCTGAAACATCAACAGAATATAAAGTTGCCAAACGAGATACTAGTGGTTTTTGATAATATGCTCCATAAGCAGAAATATCACCCTTTACACTTGCTGGATATAATGGAAGTGCCTGAGAATAATTTGTTCCTCCACCGAACGGCATTCCATAACAGAAAGTCTTAAATGAAGGATCGTTTGTGAAATTTGAAACTTTTTGTGTTGGTGCTGGATTTGGAATTAATTCTTCTTGTGTAGGACGATCAGTTATTTTAGACACTGGATAAATTGGTCTGCTTGCTTCTTGTCCCTCTGGCCAAAGGACAGGGGGTCTGAATGAAGTTGATGCTGGTGCTGCATTCAAAACGAACAATGTTCCATACGACAATGCACACGATCTACTTTTTATTCTTTGATAAGGAAATCCAGTTGCTCTCTTGATGTCCCACGCGAAAGAGGCATCTCTGTTAAAGTTTGACCATTGTACAACCAAAACATCGCCAGTTGTAACATTTATACCACCGCTTTCAAGTTCTGTTTTTGTTTCCAAGAACTTGGTCAAATTAAAGTTTGGATATGATGAATCTAAATTTGTTGGTATGGGAACTTTTACATTTTTTTTGGTGACTGGATCTCTTACATTTCTGAATCGTATCCAACCTTGGTCGAATGTACCAAAACTTCTAGAATCAAATGCGGTATTTTTATCTCTTTTAACTCCCGTTGAACTATAATCATGCATGCCTTTTGGATTTTTCATCAAACCATTGATATAAAGTTCTCCCTTAAATCCCGGTTTCTTAAAATATCCAAGTTCAATATCAGAAATTACTCTGTTTGGTCCCTCTGTTCCATGTTCTGATATCATCTCCACATTTAATAGTTTTAAACCTGGTGTGTTTATGATATACGGACTTCCATCCCAGAATGTTCCGCCCTGAACATCTTGATTAAAAGTCCATTTATAAGTTACTTTATTTGCTGCGTGGGTTATTTGTGTTGGCATTTTTTTTCCTTTTCTTTGAGAAAATTTTATCCCAATTTTCTGACCATTTTTTGTAGTCTACTTTTCTATATTTATCACCTTTACCGGCACTGTGTTTTCTGCTCATATTATTATTTTGGTTTTACTGGTTGATTTATTGGTGGTATAATTGGGGGTTGGACAGAGCCTATGAACACAGAATTTTCCATTTCATATTCTCCCCAATTTGCCATTAATATTCCCATGTCTTGTCCGTCTACAATACCATCATTATTTAAATCACACATATTGTTATCCATTGACCAACTTGACAATAAAGTGGTTTGATCTGCAGCATCCACTTTACCATCTTGATTAAAATCTCCAAGTTTTGCAGAAATCTTCACATATTCTAGTGGATATTGATTGCCTACTTCTTTTCTTAACATTTCAAGTAATACAGGCGGAATAATGTGTCCACCATATGCAAGCCCAACCAAAATAGTATCACCTGTCTTATCCAAAACAAATGTAGGTGAGCCACTGTCTCCAGAAAAAACATTAGGAGAATATGTTCCGGTTAGACCAAATGGTTGTACTCCCTCATTTAATCCTAATCCATCGTCTAGATAAGGTTTTAAAGACCAAGTTGTAGGATCTCCAGCAACTGTATTATTAGTTGTTCTGCTTTCCTTGAGTTTTGTTCTGTATATTCTGCATTGTCCATCTTGCATCCACATCTCAGTGTCTCTGGGAATATAACGAACATCTGCTATTCTTGAATATATTTTAATATCGTCTGCTGGAAATTCTTGTTCGAATTCAACAAGACGAACATCGTATGGACTAAAATGTTTTGATGATTTAACTTTTCTTGAATGTGTCTGTTCGCTTTTACCAAGCCATTTCAATTGATTCACTTGAGAGGGAATTGCTGCATAATAATGTTGACAAATCAATGCATGCTTTGGTGTTATTAACACTGCAGCAAAGTAACCGTTATTCCAATAATTTATATTTTCATGATCTGTCGGTACAAAAGTAGATCTATTATTGAATCTTTGATTTTTTGTAGCACAACCAGAAAAATCAACATTCTGTTTCGCGGCAGCACAATTTAAATTATATGCTATTGGCACTCCATCTGCTTTTGGGTTGAATGAAACAGAGGGGGAAAAAAGATGAAGATCGTGATATTCTCTATTGTAATTTTTCAGAACAGCCATAAAAACCTCCGCTATATTTAGAACCAAAGTTATAAATAATAGTATGTTAACATTTTTACAATTTTTAAATGAGGGTAATCAAAAATATTTATATGGTGTGAACCATACAGATTCTGATGCCCCAGGTGAAATTAAAAAACTTGCTATATTATTAGGTTATACTGTTCGTCATCCTGACAGAGGGGGTGGACATTTTCAAGTACACCACCCAGAAACCGGAGAACATGTTACTGCGGTTAGCATGGGAACTGGTGGAATAAAAAGATATAGAGATGCATTAAAACAAATTCACGACCATCAAATGAGTATAGATGGTTTTAGTGGATTTGATCATACTATGCATACAATCAAAAAAGAATTAAGACAAAGAGATGTTCGGGTAGATGATGCACAACAAAGAGAAGCACAAAATACAAGAAAACCAGATAAAGGAAAAGCATGGCTTGATCGTTGGCAAAAAGAAAATCCAGAATTAAACACCTGATTTTATCGTTTTACTACAATAATCGTACATAGCAACTGAACTCGCACATGCTACATTAAGGCTTCGTACAGAACCGTATTGTTTAATATAAAGAGTGACATCACAGATGTCAAGAATCTCCATAGGAACACCCACCTGTTCCTGCCCCATGACCATCACAACATGCTTATCGGTAGGCCAATCGAATTCATCGATAGGCTTCGAGTCGGGAACATTATCGATTCCGACCACGAATTTATCCGACAAGTACGCTCGCACATCGTCATACGAAGGTAGATGTCGGAATCGAGTGTAATGATGGGTTCCAACCGTGCCCCTGCGGTCAAACTGCTTGGACCCGTATAGTAATACTTCGGAGGCAAGGAAAGCATTTGCATTGCGTATAACACTTGCAATATTAAAGTCATTGTAAAGGTTACAGCATAGTACGCTAAAATTATGCCTGCGAGAATCAAGTTCAGCGAGAATAGCATCATGGTTCCAATAGTGATAATGATCAATTAGATTTCGAGTTTCCCTTGAGTCGTTCATACCACACTCCATCTATAATCACTGGTCCAAACATTTCTTGAACTTTATTAAGGGTATATGTACTCTTGCGTTTCAGGTGCTTGCAGATGCTTTCCATCTCTTCAAGACATTCAAGAGCATCTGACTTTTTAGAATAAAGCAAAGTGCCAGTGCGAGTAGAGTTCTCTTGATAAATTGTATCACTTAGGTAATTCTCGTTTCCTGCGTCGATTGCATAATACTTCTTCATAATAGGACGGATTGGATTCGAACCAACTGCCAAGCGATTATAAGTCGCTCTGGGCATCCAGCACCCCCCCGTCCCAACACTACTATTGTACCACAAGATGTATCGAAGTCAACTAGGGATCTAGGATTCGAACCTAGACAATTTGATCCAAAGTCAAAGGTGCTACCGTTACACCAATCCCTATTCTCCAGCGATTGTCACCTTTGTCTTCTTGGTTGAGCAATGACCCTTATCATCCATCATGAGATAATTCGACTTCTGTCGATCTTCATCATGACCAAGACGATAATTAATTTGCTCGATGTTTACAGACTTAAAGTGCTGTTGCATATCATCGCTAAGAATCATCTTGTCGATAAGAGCTTGTGCTTGTTCAACAGCATGCTCAGTATTGATTGCGGAGATAGGAATATCGATGAACAATCGAAACATATTAGTCCCTCAGAAAACGAAGAATCTCATCTTCGTGCAGAACAACTAGTGAACCATCAGAGAGGCGAACGCGATAATCTTTTTCGCCCGCTTTCGATTCAACGATTCCGCTTTCTCTACTTTCGACAATAATAACTCTAGAACCTTCTTCGATCATACTTCCTCCAATTTGAAAATACCTTCATCAGTAGTGTACCAAATAGTACGGAACAACACTTGACACCATGGCATGCACTTATCGCATGGACGGGACATTCTCAATTCACCAAAACGGTTGAACCGAACATTGATTAAGTCAAGCTTCGGTCGCTTCTTGAGAAGCCCCTTATCCACACGAAGAAGTGCATCCAATTCACTATGCATTTCATCGTAAGGATATCCGATCTGCTTAGCCTTCGGATGAGTGGAGCCAAAGGAATTCGTGCCTACTCCAACGACTCTTTTCTTATGAAGGATAATCGAGACATGTTTCTTCTGTCGCTCGATATCCAAGCAGATCGGATATGCCATATCGATGTACTTTCGCACCTTATCAGAAGTCACTGTGGACTCCTAGATTCAGGGTGCTCCGGTAATTTTTAGTTGTGGTCCACCAACTGGTGTGGGAAGAACAAGACCACTGGAAGCTGAACTATATTGATTCTTGAGCTCAACATCCGGATCAAGAATAAACATAACATTATCGCTAGAGACCTGAACTCCATCATCGGTGTTGGCATAGGGAAGCCACTTAGCAAATCCCAACTTGCCCTGTCCCATTGGGACAAGAATCATAGGTTCCTTAATCATAACACCAGTAGGAGTATTCTGACACTTGCACAGAATCTCCTCTCCCGTAACCAAACGAACAAGCTTGATATCAGTCATAATAATGCTCCTTGCATTGACAACAATTATTCATCACACGATCCCAGAAGTTACACTTCGGGGGTTTTTCACATGGCCAACAGTTGCCATGTGACTCCGTACATTCTACCACAAGGCTAGGGTTCTGTAAAGCCCTGTTATTAGCATTCTGAATTTCTTCTTCATCGAGAAGAAGATCTAATGCTCTTCCGTCAACTACAACTTTTGAATAATATAGTTTCATAAGTTATACCTCCACGGAAATATTTATATCAAAAGACAAAGGTCGGTTTTACCCGACCCTTGTCCACCCTATTAAAATAAAATCAGCGGGAACGACGCTTATTGACCTTGGTACGAGTACCATCCGAATTGAAGCGATAGGTACGCTTGCCGGGATGAGTATCGACCATTGAATAAGTCGTAGAACCCTTGGTATTAACATTTGTAATAATTTCCCAATTACCGAATTCCTCGACCATGTTACGAATGTTGCTGATGGTCGCACGGAGATTCTGAACGCCATAACGCGAACGCGCTTGGGCGGCGGTGAGGCTTCCACCATTCGAGAGGAAGTTAATCACCTTACGAGTCTTGCTAATAGTCTGAGCCATATCATTATCCTTTTGACACCTCACGGGTAAGAAGCATGCAGTATGGTGTCGTATGACTGCTGCTTCGATGACTCTATTATAGCAGATGCTCAGTGAATGTCAACACCCTAGAATAAGAATCTTCTCAATATTTGCATTTTCTTCCGGGTGGGCAGGAAGCCTTGGAGCCGCCCTTACCAGCCCAGAGCTTCTTGCATGCCCAGTACTGGGCAGAGAGCTTGCTCTTTTTCTCTGAGCACTTGTGGCGAGCCTTGAATGACTTACGGGCGGCAGCACTGTAGTTGTGTCCGTATCCCTTTGCACCGAAATGTACGATCTTTTCCTTGCCACCTTCACATGCTTTGACCATCATCTTCTTACCAGCACTGGTGGATGGACGCGGTTTATTGCATGGCATGTCTTTCTTTGCTTCTGTTAAAGACTCAAACATTTTTCCATATTTGGAATTTCTGTATTGAAGATAATGTTTAACTGCTCCGATATAATCGCCAATGGTATTAATTTTACCTTGAATCCAAGGCTCGACATCATGCATTTTGCTCATCATTTTAAGAAGATCGCCTGCGTATTCTTGCGTTTTCATAAGTTCAGATAATGCCATATCGATAGCTTCTTTTCTTGTGTCTTTCATTTCATTTGCCTCTTTTATTGTTTTATACCCTCCCCCTCGCTTCTTGTATTCTTTTACCAACCAAGCATTTGCATATGCACTAGGATAAACTTTAAATTTGCTTTTGGCCAATGCTTTTACTCTGGCATATAATTTTGCATTTGTTGGTTTATTCTTTTCAAGAAGAACTTCTTCTTTTATATTGTGGTGAGAAGTCATAATAGGTTTTTTCCCTTTTCTTTTCTTTTTAGCCTCTGCAGATCTTTTTTGTCGCACCGCCGCCTTCTTTTCAGAATCGGACATCTCTCCGGTGGTTTCCGGGGTCTCTGTGCTCACTTTAACAGAAGGACGGCATTTGGGGTAGTTCTTCTTAGAAGACTTCTTACGCCCACAGGGTGGGTGTTTCCCGGATTTATCTTTCCGGGAAATATCCACCCACTTCTCTCTGAACCATCGTTTTAAATCTTCGGAAAGTGCATCCATGGCACTATATTTATCATAAATATTTTTGTGAGGCAAAACCCGCTTCCATAGGAAGCACTTAGCCGGGAGGTGATCCAACACGCCTCACTGGGGTCTCGGAGAAATCCGAGACTCTTTTTAACTGTTAATAAATGTGATACCTATTGGTCCACATACACCACTTATTGCGTCACCGGTCAACCCAATTTGATAATGTTGTCCTGATTGTACGAAAGATGGATACAGATCAATATTAATATCTTCTATAACCTTGCTTTCTGACACTGGACCATATATGTAAGTTTTTGCTGTGAAGCTATATGTGTTTATTAGAGTCCTGCGTTCTTCCATTGTGCCTTCATAATCTTCGGTCATCATCACTTGATCTAAAACAACAGGAATAGCTACATTTTGGAAAACTTCATTAAAGTTTATTCTTAAAAAATATTCTGGGGTAAAATACGGAAGTATTTTTTCCATTATCTGTAAATTTTCATCTATACTTCTTGTAAACGAAGCCAATTGAAAACTTATATTATATGGAACACCATCTCTGCTGGTTGTAGTTCTGTTTTCACCTGCAACCGAAAATGTTCGTCTATTTACCTTATTTAATTTTCTAGTTGGATCATATACAACATTTGTCATGAAAAACGACAAACGAGGAAGAACTATTTCTATTCTAGTATTTTGACTAATAGAACTAGGTTCCATTATTCTTCTGTAAAATTTTTCTTTTGGTGCGTAAGTCAAAGGAACACGAATCTTGTCATATGACGATCCGGTTTCTTCTTTATATTTTCTTATGTAAATCTCATTAAAGAGATTTCCAAAAGCAATTACAAGTTTTCTTACAGATTGATTGTAGTAGTCTCCGAACATACTACTATTTAGAATAGCTCGGGTGGGATTCGAACCCACACTGTGTAGATTTTGAGTCCACTGTCTCTGCCGTTGGACTACCGAGCCAAAATGCCTCCGATAGGATTCGAACCTATGACCTAAAGATTAAAAGTCTTCAGCTCTACCAGACTGAGCTACAGAGGCGATGTGCTATGCTACCATTATAGCAGCAGGATTAAGCATGTCAATGTACCATCCCGGAATGTTGCCATTCTTCCACTTTGCAAACCGTGACTTCTCAGAAATGTAATAATTACGATATGCAGTCACGGCATTAGAATTCTTATATTGATCCGGCATGGCTTGTGCAAAAGTAGTCAAACCAAGGTCACGAATATTATCAGGGAACTCATGAAGAAGATCAATGTAAAGATCTTGAAGCTTATGTGTCTTCTCATAACGACGAGTATACTCAAGACAAAGCTCATATCCGTGAGTAAACAACCATGCATAATTCTGTCGGCTTTCCATTACCCATCGTGTGCATGGATGCCCGCTCATAGTTGATAGTAGCAGGTTTG